ATTAATGAACTAAACGGAATACATGTAGAAGGTCATATTAAAATTCATGATCCTTCTACAGGCGAAATTTTTATAAACAAGAGAAATGCAATTCATTATGAAAATATGAGTTTAGCGTTAGCAGAAAGTCTTGCAAATCAGGGCCAGGGATACATTTATGAAATGAGCTTCGGAAACGGCGGCACCAGTGTTGACCCAACTGGAATCATAACATACTTAACTCCTAATACTACTGGTACTAATGCAAGTCTTTATAACCAAACTTATACTAAGGTTGTAGATGACACTAGTGTTAATAATCTAGATCCTACAAGAAATAAAACAGAAATCAGGCATGTTGCAGGTACCAACTATACCGATATTATTGTAAGTTGTTTATTAGATTATGGAGAGCCAGACGGCCAAGACGCTTTTGATACTGCTGGTGATACCGAGCAGTTGTATGTATTCGACGAACTTGGTCTTCGTAGTTACAGTAGTTCAGGCGCAGGAAGATTGATAACTCATGTTATTTTTCATCCAGTACAGAAAAGTTTAAACAGACTAATTCAGATTGACTACACTGTGAGAGTACAAAGTCTAAGCGGATTCAACGAGGTATAATAAATGGCATATGAAATAAATTTTACTGACAGTGTTAACAAAGGAAGTATAACAGTTGAGGATCAAACAGCCAATACCGAAACTAGCTTGACACTTCCGGGCCGTAACCTCACCGATTACGGAACCAAAGTATTAGAAAACTTCTTGCATCTGTTAGAAAATTTTGCCAATACTACCAGTCCTAGCAATCCAGTTGAAGGACAGTTATGGTATGATAACACAACCGGTATAGATCAATTAAAACTTTACGATGGAGCCAATTGGGTCAGTGCTGGCGGCGTCAAAAAAGGAAGCAGTCAGCCCGCCGCAGAACAAAGTCTCATAGGAGATCTTTGGGTGGACACAAGTAACCAACAAGTTTACTTGTACAGTGGCAGCGGCTGGACACTAGTTGGTCCAGATTACGCTGAAGGCGCAGGCACAGGTTCTCGATTTGAAACAATTATTAGTACTGTTAACGCTTCAGTTCCTTGTATACTAAATTATGTTAATAATATTGTTGTGAGTATTATTAGCTCTACACAATTTACACCTAAGTTGACCATACCGGGGTTTGGTGTTATATATCCTGGACATAATCTTTCTAGCAATATTGGCGGAACAGCAGGCAAGTATTACGGAACATCGCAGAAAGCAGAAACACTATATGTCAACGATACAGTGGGCGCAGTTGCTGGAGCACAATTTGCAAGATTAAACGCAACAAACATTTTTTTACAACCTCTTCGAGTTAGAAACAATGGTGGCATTGACATCGGTGAAACACAAACATTGGTGTTTAGTGTTACAGGTAGTAACTCGTTGATTACCAACAAGTCCAATGATGGTTATATTGCTCTTAGAGTACACGGTAATACCACTGCTATTAGAATTAAAAATGATGGTAAAGTGGGCATACTCAACGAATCTCCACAAGAAGCATTAGATGTTACAGGTAATATTTTAGCTTCTGGAACAATTATTAATAATAATACAACAGAAAGCACAAATATAAGTACAGGGTCAGTGATTACAGCAGGCGGTGTTGGGATTGCTAAAAACTTAAATGTTGGCGGAAACTTTTCATCAGTTGGATCGATATCTGGCACTAACATCACTCCTGACGTTACTAACTCAAGAAATATCGGATCTATCAATTTAGTATACAACAATATCTATGCCAACACATTTAGAGGATCTTTGGTAGGTGATGCAATAGGAAATGTAACTGGTACATCCGGTAGTTCTGGAAAATTAAACAGTACAACTACGTTTTCAATCACTGGAGATGTTACAACAACGTCGCCAGTAACATTTGACGGTCAAAGCGGCGGCCTAACAAAAACATTTAATGTTGCATTAAACGATTCATTCTTTACTGGTAAATCATCGTATGCTGATAGTGTATCCGGCACTGAACAAGTATTAATACGTAAAACCACATCCGAAATTGGTGACACGCAGACTATAAATGAATTTTATATCAGCACAGTAGCAGCAATTGCATCGACTGTCCCAACCTTTGCACTCGGAATGATGATGCCGTACGCAGCAGCTACAGCGCCCAGCGGCTGGAGATTGTGTAACGGCGATCCCATATCGTTGACAGACACACAATATGCAGGCTTGTTTTCGCTTATTGGTTTTACATACGGTGGCAGTATTGCACTTGGTTACTTTAATCTTCCAGATGCTAGAGGACGCACCACCGTGGGAAATCTAGCCGGTGCAACTAGAACATTGTCTACAGACGAAGATAGAATCTACAATGACGGCGCAGCATCGATATTAGGCGCAGTAGGCGGCGCACAGCGCAGTAATATCAGTTTGTCAAATCTGCCAGATCACGGACATTCGTTGATGGGAGACAATGGCACTCAGTTCTATGCAATCACCGGAGTTACTAGCATTTCGGATTCTAATACAACTAATATAAGTATCACCGGCGGCGCCGCTGGTTCTGGATTAACAATAACAGGCAGCATTGATGGGTGGTCTTCTCAAGACAAATACACAACAGTACCGCCATTTTTAACAATTAATTATATCATCTATACAGGAGTCGTTTAATGAGTTATAAGATTAATACAACTGACGGGACACTCTTAGTTGATCTGATAGACGGTAAGATAGATACTGATACAACTGATCTAACATTAGTAGGAAGAAACTACACAGGTTATGGAGAGCAGTTTAATGAAAATTTTGTAAGACTTTTAGAAAATTTTAAAAACGTTGCACCACCAGCTAATCCATTGATTGGACAACTATGGTATGATACCAGCGAAGGGCGTTTAAGAGTATACAACGGCGAAGATTGGAAATCTACAGACACAACTGTTGTTGCAGCAACCCAGCCGTCGATGTTAGCAGGCGATATTTGGATAGATAGTCGAAACAACCAAATTTACTTCAGTGACGGAACGGACATAATTTTAGCAGGACCTGTTTACACAGTAGACCAAGGTGAAACTGGATGGTCTGTTATTACATTAAAAGATATATTTGGTATAAACAAAACAGTTTCTCGTATGATGATAGGCGGAACACCGGTAGCATTATATAGTAAAGAAACATTTACAGCAGCAAACATATCTGACAATATAAGGTATTTAGAAGGCTTTGGAACATCAATTAAAGTAGGTGTAAACATCAACACCAACTATGCTAATTTTGCTTTCTATGGCCCAGCAGATTTTACATACAACCTGTTGGACAGCACAGACAATCCGTTTACTCCAAATGATTTTATGCAAGTTTCTAAAAATAATACAACTACTGGTACATTACATGTTAAAAATGATAATGGACTAATTGTTGGCGACGACAGTGACTTTAATATAAAAGTTTTAAGCACAGATGTATTGTTAAAAAATCAACTGAATAATTCAGACTTGCGAATTCAAGTTAACCAAGACGGGACTACCAGAGATGCAATTACAATTAAAACCCAAACTGGTAGAATAGGATTTTGGCAACCTTCGCCTCAGTATGATTTCGATTTTGCCGGAGATATTAGGATATCGGGCAATTTACTGGTTCAGGGCGAAACTACTAGTTTAGATGTTAGTACGCTAAGAGTTGAAGACAAATTAATTGAATTAGCAGTAACATCAGACAGTGCATTACTATCTGATGTAGAAGTTGACGGCGCCGGCATTGCAGTTAGAGTTTCAGGTGACGATAAAACAATAACCTGGAACAACACATACAACAGTTGGGATAGTAGTTGCAACGTTAATATCCCTGCAGGATTTGCTTATAAGATTGCAAACTTTGATATACTAACAACTACTACGTTGGGCGCAACAGTTTCGAGCGCAGTCGGATTAACTCAAATTGGAACATTAACAAATCTTGATGTTGACAATATTAACTTAAATGGGTCAACAATTACTGTTATAGGTTCAATGACATTAGACAGCGGCGGCGATATTTCTGTTGCCAACAGTAGAAAAATTATTGGAGTTGGCACTCCTGACGTCAGTGACGATCCTAGTGTTGTGGCTACTAAAGAATACGTAGACGACAAATATTTAGACCAGGACGAATTTCTTGCATTGGATATTACAGGATTAAGTAATGCACAAGTCGCAGCAGTAATCAACGACCTCGTCCCAGCAATAACAAAAAACACTGGTGTTTATTGTGTAGTTCACGGAACTACATATTCCGGAACGTATGATTACAATGCAGGTGCCGGTGTAACAAAAAGCTTTGTTGCAGTTGATAAAAACGGTACAGAAAACCAATCAGTTGTGCAAGACTTTAGTTTTACAACGCAGTCATCTCAGCCAGTTACTTTAACAGTAACAAGAAGTTTAAAAAGATATATTATCAATGGCGCAGGACAATGGACGTTTGAGTCAGATCTTGTATCTAGCGTTTAATAGGTAAATACTAACATTACAGCAAGGGTAATTTAAAAAATGGCATACACTATTAATAGATACAACGGAACTGTTATCACAACAGTCGAAGACGGCACAGTAAATAATGCCACTGAATTAAAACTCATTGGTAAAAATTTTGCAGGTTATGGAGAAGCACAAAATGAAAACTTTTTGTTTTTGTTAGAAAGTTTTGCTAATACCAGTGCGCCGACCAAGCCATTAAGTGGAATGCTGTGGTACGACAGCGGCAACGCAAAATTAAGATTTTATGATGGCAACATTTGGAAAACCACTGGTGGGGCCGAAGTGTCTGCAACAGCACCGGCAGGATCGGTAGAGGGCGACTTTTGGTGGGACACTACATCAAACCAATTAAAAGCAAAAAATGCAGCCGGCGAGTGGGTTCTAATTGGACCACAAAGTGCAGGAACTGGTGTAACACAAATGACCAGTCTTACACTGGAAGATACACTTAGTACGTCGCATTCTGTAATTGCTGCAACAATCAACGACGTAGTTGTATATATTATCAGTACCGACGAGTTTACTATTTCGGCTTCTGATGCTATTGCAGGATTTGATGTAATTAGAAAAGGCACAACATTAGTTAATACAACTGCATCAACCAACGGTGTTACATCCAGTGATCATTATTATTGGGGAACAGCAAGCAATGCATTAACACTTAACGGCATCGATGCAAGCGAATACAACATTGACAATAATTTTGCAGACAGAGTGTCCGCAGTAGCATTTAATGACTTTGGCTACACTCTAGGCAACGACATTGACCTTACTGTAAATATTGATTCGGATAGTTCTACTCCTGTAATTAAGCTTGAAAGAAATATTCTAAGAATTAAAAACAGTTCAAGTGCAGTAATTACTACAATCGAAAACACAGGCATTTTACCCGGCACTGACAATTCGTATGACTTGGGTTCTGCTGCAAAAAAATGGGCTACTGTCTATGCAACCAGCCTAGATGGAATTGCAACTAAAACAAATCAAATGAGATTAGGTGCAACTGGATCAACATACGTGTCGTCATCAACTGGTGCCAGTCCTAATACTATTGCAGCAAGAGACAACAACGGTGACTTGACAGCAGTTGTGTTTAATGGTACAGCAACCAAAGCACGTTATGCCGACCTTGCAGAAAAATACTCAACAGCAGAAGAACTGCTACCAGGTACAGCAGTAGCAGTATGTGCATGTGACACACACGAAGTCGAACCAGCTATTGCCAGCAACCACTGCATTGGTGTAGTATCAACCGATCCTGCATACATGATGAACAGCGAAGCTGAAGGACAGTACATTGCACTCAAAGGCCGCGTTCCGGTGAGAGTCAAAGGCACAGTTAAAAAAGGACAAGCAGTGTATGCTATGGCAGATGGTGTTAGTACAACCATTGCAACAACAGCAATGGTAGGAGTGGCATTAGAAACAAACCTCAACGAAGATGAAAAGTTGGTCGAGTGTGTACTTAAAGTATAAATATAGTAGTATATTATAGGAGACTTAAATGGCCGTCGGCGAGATTATATCTGTTGCACGTTACAATGCAATGCAAGTAAAAGTTAAAAACGTGTTAGGCGGCGTGGGTACAACAGGTCAATTCGGATACGGTCAAGATCCTATTAAAAGTAGCCCAGTTTCGTCTATTAATACAGTAAATGCATTGCACATGCAAAATTTAAAACTTGATTTAATTGATTTGTATGTACACCAAACAGGGTCGACTCCGAGTTTGTCATCGATAATTTTAACTGATGATATTACCGAAATAGTATACAACGAGTACGAAACAATTACAAATATTGTTTACAACAACAAGAATGATATATTTGAAGCATCACAGGCCAGT